CTTCAGAAGTCATTGGCAACCACTATCTGCTTCCCAAATATGAATCTACCTGAGATCGCTGGTAGATCGCTGTTGGTAGATCGCTGGTAGATCGCTAGGCATTTCCACATAGTTTAAATACTTATTCCTGGTCGTCTAGGTAGACATGGAAAATTATTGAATTTTTGACCTCACCATGAATACAGTAGATACAAACCTAATATAAACCTAGACCGGCGAAAATTATCTCTTGCCACCAAAATAGGGGGTAGCAAGTCCCATTTGGACCAAACGCTCATTCAAACAGATATCATTCTTATATAAATCTACCAAGGGGCGACCAAATTTGCCAAAGCCATGAACCCTAATAATAACACTACCATCAGCAACAAAACCTATGACAAACTCTTTCGATTTCAGACCGTTGGCTTTTTCAACCAGGTCGCGTGTGCGAGTTTCCGGGGTGTCAATACCCATCAATCTGACTCGCTCTCTCAAAGTTATACGAAAACCTAGGTCAATGTCTAAATCTAGAGTGTCCCCGTCAACTACCTTTCTTACCTTTGCCTTGTACTGATGGTTCATTAGGAAGATCTACCTCTCCAGTGTTTTTTCCACAAAGTTTGCAGATAGCATAGTTATATATCCCTGATTTGACGATATAAAGAGTTCCATGAGTACAACTCTCCTTAACGTTAAAAAAATTCCCAGACTTGCCAAGTTGGACTTTAGGCATTAAACATCCCCCACTGGTTCAAGAATTACCTCATCCCCAAGCTCCCCAGCTTCAGTTATCTTGTATCCTTTTTTCTTCTTTTTGTACTTTTCCAAGTGGCATGTCATGAATATTCCCTCAAAGTGCTGTCAGCATAATCCTCCTTGTTGTATTTTTCCTGTTTTCCAGTATAATCCTGGTAAAAGTATATTGCGACCATGATGATTCCACCAATCGTTCCAATGCCTGTGCAACATAGGAATAGTCCAATCCAAAGTAGCCATTTACTGTTCGCCATGTTCTTTATTGTGTTTCAATACTATATATAAATGTTCCATATCTCCGTCATACCTCCATTTGCATTTCTTGCACTGAAATGTCACTTTACTCATTTCTTACTTTTTCTCTTAAATCGCTTCTTTCCTGGTACAACGCCATAAGATGTTCCACAGACTTTTCTATGGTTGCATCTATTTCCTGAAGTCTTTTTCTGTCTTCTGACATACTTACCATGCTTCTTGAACGTTATATAAGTCTTCCCCAAACCCGATCGGCTGCCTTCGGCAGCGTTTAAAGATGCCATTTGCGTAACATGCGTTTGCGAAAGTAGTTAATGATTTGGCTGGATAGGTTGCGTTTGCCGTAGAATGATTGGATGCGTTTAACGTCGTGATCGTGCAATGTGACCCTGCCGTTGTAGTAAGGATACATAATGCAGTCTTTGTGCTGGTTGCAGTGTTTTAGCCCAATAGCATGCCCACATTCGTGTAAAAGCGTGTGAATCATGTTATAAGTCCGTAATTTTGTCTTTGTATTAGGAGGATATCTGTCAGGATAGACTTCGTGTGCATTTCTCTTTTCACCGTTAGTGGACCAGATTACACTGTCATTAAACGTAATATCTCCCCCAATCTGTGCTCCATTTGGAAAATATGCGTATGCCAAGGTGCCAGGTTTCTCTTTGAACAGTTTATCGTCTTCTGCTTTGACAAATCTCATCTCAATGTCTGCTGTTTTGCTTTTATCTGTTTCTCTCTTAAATCTGATGTCTTTACACCTAAAACCCCACTGTCTCAATGCTATTGCCAGTGCCTTGTCTTCAAATTCATCGTCTGGAAAGTTGTCTGATGTGTTTGTTACCTTATAAGTTACAAAGCCCCACTTTCTAGGTCGACCGGCTCTATCAAGATGTTTTTTAGGATTCCATTTATGCTTCCATTCGTCTATTTCTGCGTATGAAAAATCTAAACCAATGTTGGAATTAAACGATTCTCCGTTAGTGTCAATTATGCAGAAATTTTCCATAAGATATCAGCAATCAGTATATCCCATTCTGTAACACCATTCATAATAACCATCTTTAGATGTGTCTGGTGAACTCTCTCCTAATGATAATTCTGGGATGCCTAGATTTATAAATTCTCCAGATGCAATTCCAGCAAATCCACAAATTCCGAAAAGTATTACAAACGTAATAACTATTCCAAATTTATCGTAATTCATTAAATTGCTCCTCCTATTAAATATCCTATTATTCCAAATACTGCTAACAAAATTATGCCTTTCTTAGCACTAAAATTTTCCACGTTTGCTATTTTAATCCACCTCCATTGCATATTTTAGTAGATGATGTGTTTGGTTCTATACATTCTTCAACCATATATGCTTCTGGAGTAACCATGTATATAAGAATTACTAGTATGAACAAACTCACTAGTATAATTAAACCCCAAAAAAATGTGCGATCATTCATCATCGTCTTCTATACCCAACTGTTTTTCTTCCTTTATTTTGTCATCTGCAAGGAAATGTAGCTTGTAAAACGTCATTTTTGCCTTCGTAGGTAGGTTGTTCAATGATTTACCCTTCTTACCAAACGCTAGCATAAACCAATCCATGATCTCACTATAATCCTCTAACTCCAGTTCTACCATAAAACAACTTGACGTTTAAATACTTAAAGATTAAGCCTAGCTGGCTAGCCTAAGACCAGTCCTCCCTTTCGTGTTAATCTACTCAGGTATGCAGACTCACACCACTAGGCTTGATTTCGTAAGGTTTATATTAAATATATTTATTTGCGTTTTATGAAAAATGATTCTCGTAAGAGAAGTTTGGTAGAATCATTGTTTGACATAATAACCGGATTTTTAATATATCTTCCAGTTAATTACTTTGTTCTTCCATATTTTACTGAGGGAATTGATAACCAAAATATTGAAACAATGCTTACAATATCTTTCATTTATACATCTATAGCATTAGTGAGAAAATACTCTATTAGAAGATGGTTTGTTAACAAAAGTGTGACAAAAAAATTACAAAATCTGACAAAGTTTATAAAGTAGGGGATTGTGAATAGACTATGGGTAGATGGCAAGGTTTTAAGGAATTTATCACCGGTAGGCAGGGAATAGACAAGGCTTTTACTGAAACTACCACCAGACCAAGCATTGCACAGCCATATATGGCTACAGATACAGGTGCAAAGTTACCAATTTTTCCGTTTCCTCTAATAATGATATACGAATTGTCAGATAATATCGATGCATTGAGAATTCCAATTGAGACATTAAATCGCGAAATATTCAAAAATGGCTTCGAAATTGTCGAAAAATGGAAGTTTAAGTGCACAAATTGTGGAAAAGAGTTCCAATATGAACCACTTGCAACAGACCTCCCAGATGACCAACCTTTCCAATCAAACCAAGATAATGAAGACAATGCATTGCCAAAAGGTAAGCGAAGAACTGCAAATAAAGCGAGAAAAGGAATAGTTAAAGACGACGTAATGTGCGATAGTTGTGGAAACACAAAATTGCTAAGACCAGTGCCAAAGAACAGAATGTTGCTTGAAGGCTTGCTAAATGAGTCGATTAACTCGAACGAACAGTCACTAGAAGACGTATCAAGACAACTAGAGAGGGATCTTGAAGTAGCAGATAATGCATATTTACTTGTTTTAAAGAACTATTGGATAGATGACGACACTGGTTTGATATCAGAAAAGAGAACAGAGATTAAAGAAATGATAAGAGTCGACCCACCACAGGTTGCAATGATAGCAGATTCTGATGGAAGGATAGGTTATGACGATAAAAGAAATGAAATATTTGTATGCCCTAGATTTGAACATAGGGACAAACGACTTACAACAAATGTCTGTGACAAGTGTGGAGCACAGGCACTAAAAGCAATCATGGAAGTTAACTCCGTATACTCTATCGGAATACCACAACCAAAGAGAGTTATTTACGGTGAGGGTGAAGTTATTTGGAAGGCAGGAAAATATAAACCAGGATTAATTTACGGCTTTTCTCCAATTTATTCCATTTGGTCCAAGGCAATGTCCTTGACACACATGGATGAATATATTAGAAAATATTTTGATAAGATGCGACCTCCAAGAGGTATGTTAGTAATTGCCTCGCGTAATTACGAAACATTTAGAAAGTCCTGGGATATGTTAGAGCAGAAAGCTACTGAAGATCCATACATGATACACCCACTTTTAGTTGAAAGTGAAAAGGGTGGAAAGAATATGGCACAGTGGATTGACTTTACTGGCTCGTTAAAAGAATTAGAGTTTATGGCACTAAGAAAGGAGTTAAGACAGATAATTGGGGCAGTTTACGGTGTTTTACCACTTTATTTTGGTGAAATGCCTAGTGGATGGTCACAAGAAGGCTTGCAAGTTACAATTACTAACAGGGCAGTGACATGGAGTCAGGACATACTTCGTAAGGCTTTCTTAAATAAAATAGCACATTTGTTAGGTGTTGACGACTGGGAACTACGATTAAAGGCTGGAGAAGAGACAGACAAGTTAAGAGAACTGCAAACACAGTCGACCGAAATACAAAATATGGCAGCAATGCAGGGTATGGGCTTTGAAGTGAAAAGAACACATACCGGAGAGTTTAAGGTATCTAAAGATCCAATAATTAACCCAATGATGATGGCACAGGAAGCAGAGCCTGAAAAACCACAAAAGCAAGGAAGAGGAAATGCAATGGGACAGAAGAAAGAGAACAAACAGAGTTTCCAAGGAGAGCCAAAGAGAGGAAGATCATCTGATCCAGGAGGACAAAACCAGGGAGCACCTGCAAGTGGTACAGGAACGACAATGAGCAAGAAAAACTACCCAAATGGCATAACACCGGACAATTTTGACGTTGTTAAGAGCATTTTACAGACATCAATAGACTTTGGATGGAAGAAAACAAAGACTGTTGATGAGTTAAGAAGCAAGGCATTTATGACAGTTAGAGATGCAAGAGAAGTTGTAAAGAATGAATTAGAGTCAACAAGGAGGTGGGATAATGACAGTGAAGAAGAAAGTAGAAGTCCAGCATAAAAATAAACCAGTTGAAGAGGTTACAAAGGCTACTGTGCAAGTAAAAGGCAAAGAAGTAGATGTTTACACAAAAGCAAGTAATACAAAGAAAGCAGGATCAGTATATTCGGCAAACTTTAAAACCATAGACGAAACCATTGAAGATATAAAGAAAATGAGTAGAAAAGTTTCTACAAATGATTACTCTGCTAATAACGTTTACCTAATATTACAGGATGCTTTAAAGAAAATAACGTTGGCTGAGAAATAATGGGTACAAAACTTAATGTTGATACCGGTAGTGATATTGGTAAAAAACTTTGGGAAAGACATCAGGCTGATGAATATACCCATGTAGACAACTATAAGGAAGCCATATGCATAAACTGTTTTAAAAGGGATGCTACATCAGCCACAATAGCTGACATATGTGGTGACTGTGGTGGCAAGAGAGGAAGAGAGCCATTATTGGCTACTGTCTCCCAGAAGATGTATGGTTTGTGTTTCTTTTGTGGAAAATACAAATTTAACATAGAACAGATAAACGCAAGATTTTGCCGTAGTTGTCATAGAAAAATAGCCAATGTTACTAAAGAATACAATAAAAAAGGTGGACCAATGGGTATGGATCCATTTTGGCTTGCAATGCGTAAGAAACATGGAAAAGATTGGAAAGTAATAATGAGCAACAACCTAGGTAATAAAAGATAAATATTAAGGAACACCCCTAGGTATATGGACTGGAAAAGGGCAAGAAAACGTATGCACTGTGATTGCAGTATTCATGATGTTGTATCAAGTGTTTTGGAGTATTTCATTATAACTCCAATGTTCGCCACTGCTTATCTTGCTGTTACAGTTCCCTGGATGTTATTTGTTATAAAACTGGATGGAGAACAGTTTGTAGACTTTGTATGGCAAAGTGTGTTGGTTGACCTAATAGTAGCATATCCAGTGACAAAACTGATTTTGAAACTAAAACCAAGGATAGAAAAGATTACTTCTCTACATCACTAAGTTTCTTTCTTCTCATCTCCTGTCCTTTCTTATAATCTTTAAGTTCAGGTGGAAGTAACAAGAATTCCAACAACTTTTCAATGTTTTCTAGTTTCTCATTTGTTATTTTTAAGAGATCTTCTATATCTCCAAGAACAAAATCAACCTTAAATACCATCTTTATTCTTTACAATAAAGTTAAGTCTATCCCTAGAAATGTCGTAAAATCTTTTAGATTGGTCCAAAACCACCTTTTTTCTTGGTGGTGTGCCATAAAATCTGTCTACTTTTATCTCCAACTCTGCACCTCTTAGTTTTTTTGGAAAGAACTCCACTTTTCCAATTCCTTTTGGGTTAAACATAACACTATTTTTCAAGATTGGTTTTTCTTTCCCATCTGAGTAATCAAGTATGGTACCATTGACAAAGTGAACTATACTTCTTCCAAGTTGTGGTCGTTCCTTATTTTTTGTAATTTTTGTTACAACCCAAAGTTTTTTATCTTCTTTCATAAAAATATCAAGTATTGGTGCAGAATGCATCACTTCCTTGTCAATTCTATGATAAATTTTGCGATACTCTTCTTCTGTCTCATAAACGTATATAGAAGTACCCATAACAAGGTCAGCACAAACCTTATTAATAAACGCTTCCATTTTAACTTGTGGACAAAACAAACTGTCAATGTGGGCAAAAGCGTTATGGATATGGAGATGGCATGCATGAAATATGGTTATGCTATAAATGTGGAAAATTCATAGGAACTGCCGGTGGAGACATATTCTTTAGTATGATGGCACAAGAACATCCAGAGATGATTCTGACTATGGTTCAGGAAAAAATATTAACCCCCATAACCACTAAAAAGAATGGAATTAATAGACGAAATAAGACGTTTGGAAGATAAAATAGACGAAAATAACGACAGAATTATAGAATTAGAAGTCAAGGTAGATGAACATGAATCACACACGCTTGATAGAAGAGGGATGTATAAATCTTTTATAGGAATAAGTCTGGGCATAGTAGGCTCACTAATAGCCTTCTTTCAGCTTTCCCTAATGCTTAATCCTTAAATATATCCTATTTGTTTGGGATTTCATGGAAGCATTGATACTTGTCGCTATTGCATCAGCAATAGGAGCAGGTCTGAACACGCTAAGAGGATGGTTACATTCTGACGGAGAAGCTTACTCTGTAAGACGACTCGCAGGATCACTAATTGTCGCTACTTTTGCTGCTCTGGCTATTGCACAAGTCCAAGTTGTTGACGGATTAACCGATGCAGGTGTTGTATTGGTCGGTCTGACAGTTGGATTTACTGCTGACTATGTAGTGACTAAAGCCAAAAAAGAAGCCGAGTAAGACTCGACGGGTGGATGTGTGTATTATTTTACAACCACACTCCCTAAATCTTTATTAACATCAATTAACCCTACATTTATATGGGTGAAGCTGTATTTTTCAGAAACCTAACCACGAAAGGACTGACAGCAGTCAATAGTGGTGAAAGGTATTTCGAGGGCTATCTCACTGTCCAAGTAAAGGATAAGCAGGGAGAGGTCACAATAGTAGATGAATTGATGAAAGTTTTACCAGTATGGATAGACAGAGGAGCACCTATCTCAGATACACATAGTAATAGGATAATCGGAAAGGGTATTAACTACTCAAAGGTAGAATACAAAGACAAGGATGGAGAAATATACCCTGCAATAAAGGTTACAGGCAAGATACATAAGAATTATGAGTTAGACAATGATATTTGGATGAAGATTAAATCTGGAGAGTATAAGGGACTATCATTTGGTGGAGCAACTAAATCTGACAGAGAACCAATGAGAATGAAAGACGGCTCTATAGCATACAGTCTAAAGGACTTGGAACATTATGAGGTTGCAGTATGCAGAGATCCAGCAGTACCATTAGCATTAATTACAGAATTTAATACATTAGCAAAGGCAACAGTAGACGGTCAAGACCTGGGAGATGGTAGAATGTTGATTAAATGTGACAAGTTTGGCTGTTATGTCGACAAAGAAAACAGTGAAGCAGGACTTAAAGCACCAGAAGCAAGAAACGAAGCATTAGTTTATGATGACAAGACACACGACCAACCAAGTGAAACACCGGAAGAAAACCAAAAGAAAATAAAGAAAGGAAAAGATGATGCTAAAGATGCACAACATATGGATGAAAGTGAGGCAGTATTCAGACACGCCA